CGCAGAAGCGAAGAAGCCGCCCATCCCGGATGACGAACTGATCCGCTACCGACCGATGGTAACGGACAGCGAGATCCCGATTGAGAACACCGTCCCGGGAGATCTCCAGGAGAAGCTGGACGAACTGGACGAGAAGTTTGATGCAGATGAGATCACCCGAGCCGAGTACAACTCGGAAAGAGATGCGATCAACCGCCTGGTCGTCACACAGAACATGCAGGCCCAAAGCACGGCAAGAGAGGCGACGATCTGGAGCAAGGAGCAGGACTTCTTCCTGAGAGCCCGCCCGATGTACCTCGAAAAGGGGATGAGGGCAGACGCACTCTTCGGGGCACTGAATGCGACCGTCAAGACCTTGGGGGCAGATCCGAAGTTTGCGAGTGCCAGCGGGATGGTGCTCCTCGTGGAAGCCGACCGGATCGTGCGCAAGGAGTTCGGCCTCGGTGAAGCACCTGTAGTCCCTCCGGTAGTGCCCTCGGCAGCAGCACCCGTGAAACCAGCCGCTCCGCTTCCCACGGTGAAGACATTGGGGGACATCCCGGCAGCGGCGCCGAACGATACAGACGGCCCCTGGGCGGGACTCGATAAACTACACGGGCAGGATTACGAGGATGCCCTTGAGAGAATGCCGGAGGATGTGCGCAATCGCTACCTCGACAGCAGGGGTTGACGATGGCACTCATAAAAATCATAAGCCCGGGGGACGAGTTGATCTTCGATCTCCGGGAGATGAAGACCGGGACGAAAGAAATCTCGGTGTCGCTGACTGAAAAGGCAGGGAGACAAGCGGTACTCAGGATATCAGCAGACCGCAGCATCCCGATAAAGCATTTCAAGCAGCAGAAACTTGAACGGGCCGGAAGGCCCACCCAACCCGACCCAGGACGGTCTTAAAGAAGGAGGCACAAGATGGCACAGACAATCATAGGTCTGAACGATGCCAAGGCCGTCAAAAGATTTAGCGGGAATCTTGCGGTCGATACTGGCAGAAAGGGTTTCTTCACCCGCAAATTCATGGGCAAAGGAGACACGCCCACAAAACCGATCTGGCAGATCACGGATCTGGAGTCGGATGCCGGCGAGCAGGTCACGTATGACCTCTCGATGCAGCTCAACATGCAGCCCATCGAGGGCGATGCCGAGCTTCACGGGAAGGAAGAGAAACTGGTCTTCTTTACCGATGGCGTCTACATCGACCAGATGCGAGGGGGTGCGGACGCTGGTGGACGCATGACCCGGAAACGGACCTTGCACGACCTGCGGAAGATCGCCAAGGCCCGGGAGACCGACTGGTGGGCGAGGGTGTTCGATGAGATCATCTTCATGTACCTGTCCGGTGCCCGCGGGACCAACAGCGAATTCGTGTTCCCCACGAGCTACACGGGCTTCGCGAACAACAGCCTGACCGCCCCGGACTCCAGCCACATCGTCTACGGCGGGGTGGCGACGTCCAAGGCAACCATCACGGCAACCGACAAGATGTCGACCCTTCCGATCGACAAGGCCGTCGCGTATGCCGGAATGATGGGCGGCGGAGGCCCGGCTTACTCCGAGGTCCCGCAGATCGAGAGGACCAACGTCAATGGCGAAGAGGTATTCCTCCTCGTCCTGGACGAGTATCAGGCGTTCGACCTTCGGAGGAATTCGACCTCCTTCGATTGGGCCGACATCCAGAGGGCAATCGCAATGAGCGCCGGGCGTAACTCCGCGTTCATGACCGGGATGCTCGGAATGTGGAATGGGGTCGTTATCCAGAAGCACCAGAACGTGATCCGCTTCACGGACTACGGGACCGGTGCGGTCGAAGCGAGCAGGGCTCTCTTCCTTGGGGTTCAGGCAGGCGTCATCGCCTTCGGCTCCCCCGGGCAGGATCTCAGGTTCGGCTGGAACGAGGAGTCTCGCGACAACGGCAACCGGATTGTCATCTCGACCCACACCATCTTCGGATTCAAGAAGGTGACGTTCAACGGGTATGACTTCGGGCTCATGGTAATCGACACTGCGGCCAAGAGACCGTAACTTCAGAAAGAAGAGGAGGACAGTAACATGGCAAAGACACTTAAAATTGCACCGAATCTCTACCACAAGGGTCCCAAGACGGGGACCCCCTCGACCGGTTGGGACTTCCGGCAGATGGAGGTCACGAAGGCCGAGATGGAGGTCGCCGCGGCGAATAACGCGATTCTTGCTCTCGGGATTCTCCCCGCGGGTCACAGGCTCCAGAACCTCTTCGTAGAGTGCGATCCGCTGTCGACGGGGGCCGACATCGTATTCGATGTCGGCATCCTGAACAGCTACTACAACACGGCGCCGGCAAGTGCGACCACCCCGGGGATCGATGGGTCGACCACCGTCTCCGAGTTGGAAGACTCCAGCATCACGTTGACAGACGGGACGGTGATCGCTTACACGAACATCATCACGGGGGCGACGATCGGCAGAAGCAGCGCGGCAGGGCGATGTGCCCTGGACAACGCTGCAGCGGCACTGGCGCCGAGCCTGATCGGGGTTGGGGTCGACAAGCTCCATGACAGGATCATCGCCATCAACTTCACAACCGAGGCTACCACCGGAGTAGCGGGGACGATTGCGCTGGGCGTTTGCTCCGCCGAGGACTAAGCCGCAAGGCGATAACCAGGGGGCGGAGGTCGTCCTCCGCCCTGCTTTAACCGAAAAGGAGAAGCACGATGCTTATCGAATGTTTGGTAAAGAGGATCGGCCCGACCGAGGTTATTCTGGACAAGGTGCACCTTCTGTTCCTGCCGGTGCCGTTTATTTCGGACGGGAAAGGTGGACAGAGGCCCATCAAGAAGGACGAGCCAACGACGTCGGTCTGTAATGTGGACAAGGACGAACACCTGGACTATTTCAAAAAGTTCCCGAACACGTACCGGGAATATAAGCAGGGAGAGCCGACACCTGCGGAGTTGCAGGACAAGAAGCGGGTTGACCTGAGCGGGTTCGCGCTGGAGAAGTACAGCGAGGGCGGGAAAGAAGGCTACGTTGCCTTCGACAAGAAGAAGAAACTCTACCACGGGCAGGGCGGGGATTGGCAGGACTCCAAGCGGGGGCTGTTCCCGTTTCAGTCCGAGATCGAAGCGTACCAGTGGCTCGAAGAAGAGGTCGGGGCAAGGCTTCCGGACGAGGAACCGGAAATGCTGACGTGTCCCAACTGCGGGAAAGAGTGCAAGCCGCAGGGGTTCGCCGCTCACATGAGAGCCTGCAAGGGGATCGAGAAGAAGACGGAGTAGACCTATGTCCTACACAGTCGGTCAGTTGATCATCGATGTCCTCCCTCGGCTGGGGAAATTGCAGTCTCAGTCGGGGATTTCTATCTACCAGGCGGCAACCTCAATCCAGTCTTTGATCTCAAAGAGGCTCCTGGAGCGCCATTCAGACATCCAGGCCACGGCGAGCCTGGATCTGAACATCGCCTCGGGAGGATACAGTGCTGCTCTCCCTGCCGGGTTTATAACCGTTGCTGAAAAGCCGAAGGTCCAACAGCTTTACACGGACTGGATGGCAGGTTCGGTGACGACCTACGATTCCGTGACCGGAGTTCTTGTGGCCAACATCACGACCTCTTCGGGGACGGACACCCTGGCGGATTGGGACATCGCCCTGGCGCCGACTCCCGGGGTCCCGTCCTCAATCATCGGTAGTTCGGTTACCTCGCTCACAGTCGGAACCGGAACAAAGACACTGACGATCGACACGGGGCTCAGCCTGGTCCCAGGGCAGGGGATCTACATCATCACCGCGGATCTTCCGGCGACGATCAACTCCGCGAAGAGGAAGATGCAGCCGAGCTACCTCGGGGACGACGACATGGAGCACGACCAGACCTGGTGGTCGGACTATCAATATGACTGGTACGGAGAAGAGCCCGGACTGTACCCCAGCCGGTACAAGGTTATCGGGACAACGCTCTACGTAAGACCGACTGTGATCATGAACGTAAAGATCACGGGGAGGTACTTCGCTCGCCCGGCACAGCTCACCGCGCCGGCAAACTCGATTCTCTGGGACGGCCTGTTCGATGAGGTCTTCCGGGAAGGGGTGGTGAGAATCATCTCCTCCGGGATGCCGGCGCCGGAAGCGAGCGGAGACTTCGCCTTGTTCATGCAACGGGAGGTCGACTCCGTGCTCAATTCGAGGATCAAACTGATGCCCGACACTGGACGGCTGAGGAGGAGCAACTACTTATGACCATTCTATCAGGCGGATCTGTAGAAGGCTCTCCCGTAATCCCCTCGTTCACTCCCCCAACGGACTGGATGGCGGGAACCGTGACATCCTATGACCCGGTGACAGGGGCTCTTGTCGCGAGTATCGTCTCGAAAGAAGGGACGGCCACGTATGCCGCGTGGAACATCTTCAGGGCGCCGACCCCGGGGACCTCGATGATTCAGGTCGGCACCTCCGTCACGTCCCTGGCAATCGGGACGGGAGCAAAATCCCTGACGATCGATATCGGTCTCGACCTCGCGGCGGGAGAACTGATCTACATCATCTACGCCACAGCAGCGGGTATGAACGCCACCGGGATGATTCTGACACTTGCGGCAAATCAACTGCAGGACGAGACAGGCCAGAATTGGGACGTCTCCGTCCTCGTGCCGTACCTGAACCTTTTCTTTTTGGAGCTGACGAACCTCAAGCCCGAGGCATTCGCCGACGTGCAGAACATCACCCTCGTGGCCGGGCCGGTCCAGACGATCCCCGCCACCGCGATCGCTCTCATCGACGTGATCTGCAACATGGGGACAAGCGGGACCACGAGAGGGCAAGAGATCAAAAGTGTCCCAAAAGAGAGCATGGACGATCTCGTCCCCGGGTGGATGTCATTCACCGCGGACCAGACCGTCCTCTACGTCATTATCGACCCGCGGACGCCGAAGAAGTTCTACGTCTTCCCTCCGCAAACAGGAACACCCGTGAAAGTCGAGGCCGTCCTCACCATGCCGCCGACTCCAATCACGTCTCCGGACGGAACCTTCCCGCTTGATGACAGCTATGTACCCGCGGCTGTGGATTATGTCATCTACCGGGCATTGTCCGAAGAGACGACGATTCCCAACGCCCAGGCAAAAGCAGTGCTGTACTACAACAAGTTCATGCAAGACCTGGGGCTCAAAACGAATGTGGAGACGAAAAATGAGCAAAAGGGGAAATAAATGCTTCTTGCAATCGATAAGTTCGGCGGTCTCGTCCCGAGGGTAAAGGACCCGTCCCTGCTGCCTTCAAACAAGGCGCAGCTCGCCACCAATGCGACCTTCGATGAAGGTGGCGTCCGACCGTATAAGGGGAACCTCTTCGACTCGCTTCCCGGTAAAGCTCTGCCGGCTACGATCTTCCGCTACTACGGGGACAGTCAGACGGTCTTCTTTACCTGGACAACAGATGTCGATGCGATCAAGCCCCCGATCCCGGGAGATGCGTACAACCGGATCTTCTACACGGAAAACGGGGAACTACGGGTAACGGACAACGACCACTTCGATGTAGGCGGGACGGCTTACCCGATGGAGTATCACCTCCCGAGCCCCCCGGCTCCGACAGCGGCGCCCGTTGTGACTGGAACCCCGGTAGGCCCTGATCCGACCCTCCTTGAAACAAGGGGTTACGTCTACACCTTCGTAAATAGCTATGGCGCCGAAGGCCCCCCGTCCCCCGTGTCGAACCTGTTGGACATCTACGACGGAAATACCGTGACGGTGAGCGGAATGAGCACCGCGCCGGATGCGCTTTACGACGTCCTCTATAAAAGGATCTACAGGCTGAACCAGGCTTCAGGTGGGTACGCGGAATATCAGTTTGTCGAAGAGATCGCCGTTGCGACGACATCCTACAGTGACACAACCCTCGATTCCGCCCTCTCCGAGGTCCTTCAGTCGACGGAGTGGGACGGAGCACCGGCTGGGATGCAGGGCCTGATCTCTCTTCCGAATGGCGTCTGCGCAGGATTCGTCGGGAACATCCTCTGCCTCTCAGTCCCAGGGTTTCCTCATGCCTGGCCGGTCTCATATCAAAAAACGATGGACACGAACATCGTCGGGCTCGGCGCTTTCGGAACCACGATTGTGGTCTTGACGGAAGGCATTCCTTATCTGAACGTAGGAAATGACCCGTCCAACACAGTGACAGAACGTGTCCAGGGGTTCAAGTGCCTCTCGAAGACAGGGATCGTCCAAGCGGGAGAGGCCGTGATCTATCCGTCTCCTGAAGGTCTTGTCGCGATCGGCCCCGGGGGATCTGAGTTGATCACCTGGGACGTTCTGACCCCGGACGACTGGTCAAACTATGCCCCGGAAACCATAAAGGCGTACTACTGGCAAGGGAAGTACGTGGCTTTCTACACCCGAGGAACTGCTCCTCACAACACGATGGCCGGGTTCATCTTTGACCTGAAAACAAAGGACCTGGTGCCCCTCGACTTCTACGCTTCTGCCGGGTACTACGACAAGGCTGACGGGACCCTCTATCTCGTGGAGGACGATGAGATCGTCTGCTTTGCAGAGTCCGAGAACGATCTGCTGGAGTTGGATGTGGCGCCGGCAACAGTCTTCGGAGTAGGGCAAATCATCGTAGGTGAGACAAGCCGGGCCACCGCCACCGTCGTCACCGCGGAGTCCTCTACACGGTACTACGTGAAAGACTGCACCGGGACCTTTATTCTGGGGGAGGTCGTCGGCGTTGGATTGAACACGGCTGACCAGGGAGCCCTCTATCCTGTTCTGACTCCCCGGGACAGGACCCTGGTATATGAGACGAAGCGATACCGGGTCTCGATGGGGGCTTTTTCTCTGGTCAAGGTTCTCGCCGAACTGTACCCGGTCGACGTCGACATCATCTATCCAAAGATCCCCCGTGCGCTGCATGTCACTGTTGTCAGCGACAAGCCGCAACGGATGAAGGCAATCCTGACAGACACGGTTGAGGTGAAGATCCACGGGAAAGGGCTCAGCATCATATTCCTTGCCTCAGCGATGGAGGAGTTCCCGGTATGAACAAGTTCGGGGCATTCGGACAGATCAGGACTTTCGGAGATGTGAGGACAGCTCTGGAGAGAATCCGCGCCTACCTGCAAAGAACGAGCACCGGGAGGTTTGTCGAGGCAGCAGGGACGAAGAACGTGAGGGACGGGGACATCACCGTCTATCAAGGGACCTCGGGGACCGTGATCACCGGGTCCGGGATACGGCTCACGGATGTTATGAAGGCGATCCTCGCAACAGGCGGGTACGGGACTGTCGTCATCTTCACCGGCGCGACAGAGACGATGACCTTGACCGGGAGGACGATCATCTGCGACAGGGCAACGGACATGACCCTCAATCTTCTCCCGGCGTTGGGCCTTGCGACAGTCTACACGATCAAGAATATCAATACCGGCAGGGTGACGCTTGTCCCTGCCGGCACGGACACGGTGGACGACGACACCACAAACCAGGAGCTTCTTCAGGCAAGTTCGATGGTTATCATCGATTATGAACTTGGGAAGTGGGCGATAATCGGGTACGACTGGTAGGAGGACGAGATGGACAACACCTTATTTATGTGGATTCTTCTTGCATATTTAGCCGTCCGCATTGTATGGGATATGCGAAAGAAGGCGAAGAGGGAGGGTTTCCGGTGGAAGATCTGAAGGTCATCAAAATGAACCCCCGAATAGATATGGCCTGGAAGATGATCAGAGCGACCATCGAAAGGGGCGCCCCGGTAAAACTCGATGAGCACAAGATCAGCAACATCCGGACGGACCTCATAAACGGCGTGATGTCGGCCTGGCTTTTTGGAGATGAGGCCCCGATGGGAGTCGCGGTCACCGAGATCCGGGAAGACAAGCGCCTCGACAGGAAAGAGGTTCTCATCTTCGCCGCGGCAAACCTCCGGAAGATGACAACTGAAGAGTGGGACAAATGTTTCGCAAAGATGAGGCTCCACGGTCTTTCAAACGGATGCACCCACATGACCTGTTACACTGTCATCCCTCGGATCATGGAGATGGCGAAAAGAATGGGCGGGGACGTCGAGACGAGGTATGTCTCAATTCCTTTGGGAGGTTGATATGAACAGGCTCATCCGGTTGGGAATAGTGAACTGCTTCGGGGGAGGCGGCGGAAGCACTGCGGTCGGCGAGACCGAAGAGATGAAGGCGCAGCAAGAGATCAACGCTCAGCTCTGGGAGCACTATGTCGAGAACTACAAGCCCCAGATCGAGAAGTATTCTGAGATGAAGACCGACCCGGCCATAGCGGAAGGCGAGAAGAAGAAAGTCGCCGGCCAGGTGAACGCCGATGTTATGAAGCGAGTCCCAGGGCCGTCTGAAAACATCGTCAAGGGAGCGCGTGTCCTCTCTGAGGCAGGAAGAACAGAGGCTGCGGCGCAGGTTGAGGGGCAGGGGGCCGCGAGGTCTCATGAAATCAGTGGGCTCCAGAACGTGATCGACATCGGCAGAGGCAAGGCAACTACCGCGGATGTCGGTCTGCGAGAACTGTCGAGCGAGTCCGTCCGGACAGCGATCGCGAACAAGTCCAGCGAGAGGCTCGAAGAAGAGGCAACGTCGGAAGCTTACGGGTCCCTTGCCGGCGCGACGGCGGCAGGACTGCTCAAGTACAAAAAACCGAGCGTAGAGAAGGGGTAAGCCATGAGAGAACTGAACATCCCTCAAGTTGCAAGTCTTGGCCGGTACGGTGACACGATCATCGCCCATATCTCTTCAAAAGAAGCGAGGGTCCTGAAGGACAGAGGCGGCGCCGGTACGGTGAACCCCAGGACCGGCATGAAAGAATTCTACGAGAGCGACGGCGGAGAGTCTGCCGGCATGGGCGGAGACGGGGCAAGTTCGAGCGGCACCGGCCACGGAGGAGGTGGAGAGTCTGCCGGAATGGGCGGAGAAGGAGAATCCGGGGGAGGGGTCGGGCATGAAGGAGGCGGGGAGTCTGCCGGTATGGGAGATGGGAGGAGTGCAAGCCCTGATTCCGACGCAGACGGTGGGTATTATTCAAGCCTGACAGGTCTTCCTGTGGAGAAGGGACCGGCAAAGACGATCACGCTCTCAAGCGGACAGACGGCCACCTGGGACGGGAGCACCGGGACCTATAAGCTGGAACTCGGAAGCACCAGCACGATCGGGGGTCTCCTGAGGGCGCAGTTCGCAGAGTGGGAGAAGGTCTACAAGCCCATAGAACTCTCCGCGATCAACAAGCTATCGTTCAACAACCCACAGGTTCTTGACGACGCGGTGAGAGAAGCGACACAGGCGGCAAGCGGCTCGGCAGATGCTTTTGCCGGGATACTCGGGAGGCAGACCAGGGCCATGGGACAGAACCCGACTGGAGAGCAGAGAGCGGTCTCCGGGAGGGTCTTGGATCTGAACCGCGCCGCGGCGACAGCATCGGCGGCAAACGTCGCCCGGGAGAACATCCGGACCCAGGATGAGCAGATCCTCCTCGGCGGGGCTCCGAATCCCAACATCGTCAAGTCCTCATAAGGAGGCTATTATGGCAGGCGTAATCCAAAGCGGACAAGACTACCAGAACAGAGCCCTGAGCGGCTTCATCCGGCATTCGGCGCAGGAAGAAGAGATCGCCCGTGCCAACAGAGAACTCGAAGCCCGGGAGGGAGCCCAGAAGAAATCGAACCAGGCAAGCATGACCGCGGCTGGGGCAACAGCAGGCTGGGCGGTAGGAGCGTCATACGGATCTGTGGGAGGCCCCTACGGAGCGGCGGCAGGCGCTGTGATCGGCTTTATCTTCGGGTCTTTGATGTAAGGGGGAAGTCATGGCTGGAAATTGGGGAGCAGCTTTCGTAAACTCGATGGCTACGATGAGCGACGTGCTGAACAAACGCGAGCTTATGGCCAGAGACGAGGCAGACCGAAGGATTGCGGCTGATGAGCGCAAGCGAGTAGAGGAGGAGCGCAAGAAGAACGAGCCCCTCCTCGAAGAGACGCGAAAGCTGAACCAGCAAATCTTGAAGCAGAAGAGGGCAGATACCTTCGACTCCGGCATCTCTCAGCGGCTCGCGAGTGCTGTGGACAAAGTAGGCAGAGGTCTCGACCTTGACGAAGAGGAAGAAGGCGCAGTCCTGATGGCCACGAACAAGGCCAGGAACTGGATGGACGAGACACCGGAATCGATAGAGAAGGTCAACCGCAACCTTCGCCTCGTCTCCGATAAAGTGAAAGCTTTGCAGCCGGCGATAATGGATGCGATCAAGAACAAACAGCCCGTGACGATCTCGCGGGAAAGCGATCCGGATATGTTCAACGCCCTCGATTCCCTGAAGGGATATGGCGGGGATGCGAACAAAGGCTCAGGAAGGAGCGGCAACATCGCAAAGAAATCAATCGAGAAGATCACCATCACCCCTGAAGGGAACATGATCCCGACCCTCCGTGTGGAAGAAGCTGACGGGACGGTCTACTTTGCCCCGGCCACAGTCGGGCGGGATGCAAGCCCGGACGCACCGGTTCTTCAGATCCCCATCGCGATGTTCGGCGCCAAGCTGCAGCAGGAGCTGAAGTTTGCGGACAGCCTGGACATGCTGATGAAGAAGTACGGGCACACCGAAGTCGGCAAGAGGATGGAAGAGAAGAGGATCTCTGCGAAACAGTCCGAGGCGTTTCTTGCCGGCGAGACGGCAGTTCATGAATTCCTGGCAGCAAATCCTGAGAAGACAAATGATGTCAATGCTTTGAGGGCGACATACTCGAAAGCGGCGCGAGCCAAGGCAGGCGAACTCGGCGTAACTCTGAAGGAGGAGGTCCTCAACTCTTCGCTGAAGAATTACGTCAAAGGGGAGAAGGAAACAACGGAGACGAACGAGACGCTCGAAGATGGGACTGTTGTCTTGAAGAAGGACGGAGTGATCCAGCGCACAGTGACCCGTCCAAAGGACGAGAAAGCTGAAAAGGCTCCGGCGTCCGAGGCGGAGCGCGTGGCAGAGATGGACGAAGAGAAGAGAGCAAAAGTGATGAAGGCCAAGAAGGACCTTGCAGACGCAGGCCGAGCCCCAGAGAAGAGCCCCCGGGAAGAGCTGAACCCACGGGAGAAGATCATCCTGGAGAAGGACTTTGACGCGAAAGCCACAAAGTACATCGACATGCTTCCACGGTACAGCAAGACACCCGGAAAGCTCTGGGGGGAGAACATCACCGAGGGCTACACGGAGACCCAGATCGCCGAGGCGAAGAAAGCAGCCCTGAAGGTCCTGCGTGAGACCGGGAGTCTCATCGAGGCCGACGCTGAACTGACCCGTCTGCTACCGGAAGAGTTTAAGCCCACGGCTCCGGTGGAAGAGAAGAAGAAGGATGAGGGCGCGAAGGGCGAACCGGTAGAGAAGGGTAATATCGATTACGCCTCCCTGCCGGCAGTAAAAAACGCTGACGGCTCTGTGAGTAGCGTTCAGTCGAAAAGTTTCAAGATCGACGGGAAAGAAGTGCTCATCCCGACAATCGACAAGGACGGCAAAAAGCTGACTGACGCAGAGGCTCTTGCCCTATACAAGAAGACTGGAAAGCACCTTGGGAAGTTCAACTCTGCTGAAGAAGCGACCGCCTATGCAAAGAAGAACCATGCGTCAATGGGAAACAAGGAAGGAATGGCCTTGGCCGGGAAGCCAAGCGGTCGTTATAAGGTGAACGGTAAAGTCGTGAAGTGGGACGGGAAGAAAATCATTCCATAGGGGGAACGATGGCAGTCGAATATCTTGGACCTCTTGAAGAGAACGAGCCGGAATACCTCGGTCCCCTGGAGGAGAAGAAACCGCGGAGCATCAACGCAGCGATCCGCCAGGTGGGAACACCGTGGAGCCAGGAACCAGCACCCGTGGTTGCTTCTCGCTCAGTGCTGCACAATGTTGAGCCCGGCCCACTTCAGAAAGCCGCGGAGCAGGCGCCGATCCCCGACGACCAGATCCGGACCCGCATGCCTGTTCTTGACCAGGAGTTCACCGGGCTGAGTGCTGAGCGCAAGAAGGTGATCGAGCAAGGCAACCTTGAGCTGAAAGGAGAACAGGAGAAGGCGAAGAAGTCCGTCGATCTGTTCAATCAGAAGGCCACGGAGTTTGAACTTGATAACAAGGCCCTCTCCGCTCGTCGCACAGAACTTGACCAGCTCCGCGAGTCTGTAGACCCAACGTCCCCCGAGTCCATGCAGGCGTTCGAGGAAAAGAGGCTTCAGTTCAACGCCGACCTGACAGGGCTGAGGGATAAGTGGCGGATCTCAACTGACGAGGCCGGGTCCTCAAGGGTTGGCGTCCTTGACCTCATGAAAACAGAGCACGAATCGAAAGTCCTCGGAGCCCTCAAGAAAAAGATCGACGCCCTCAAGAAGACCGACCAGGGGTATCTCCAGAAGCTGACCGCCCTGCAGGACGAGGCGAAAACTCTGATGTCCCAGGCGGAGAAGAACGCAACAGCCCGGAGGGAGCTTGCTGAGCGCGGCCCTTCCGCAGGGCAGATAGCGATGTCCGTCCCGAGAGTCCTCACTACTGCTCTGATGGCGATCCCGAGCGCAATCATCGGAGGTCTTGTTGGTCTCGGGGTTGGGACCCTGGCGCAGGTGGACAAACTGAGAGGCAAGGACGTCGACCCGACAATGGAGGCAGGCAAGGCTCTTGAAGGAGTCATGCAGCGGGGGAACTTCATCACTACAAAGGCAGAGCAGGAGGGCTTTGAAAACCTGATGCTCCCCCTGAAACCCTTTGAGTGGGCAGGCCGAGCAGGACGGGTGATGGCAGAGTACACGACTGCCGCGCCCGGAGAGCACATCAAGGCATCCGTAAAGGCATGGAACGATGACGCCGCGACGACCATCCTCACACCTATCCTGGGGACGATCACGGAATCTGCAGCCCTGATGTACGGCCCGGGTGCTCTGAGAGCCGCAGCACCGAAAGCAGGGAAGGCCATTGCCGACAAGTTCCTCCGGAAGACCACGGAGGAGATCATTCCCGACAAGTCATACACTCTCAACATGGAGATGTATAGCGAATTTGCGACGATGACCAAGGCCCGGGAGACTTGGGAGCCCGCACTTTACCAGGCCATGCAGGAGATCGGGATCAACCCCGAGTCCATGGGTTTCAAGAATGCGCGGGAACTCAAGGCGGCACTCAAGTCTGGGGAGGTCTCCATCGAGATCCCCGGAAGTGTACTGAAGACCATCACCGACAGACCGGAGTGGGCCGCGGTTAAGGGACTTTTCGACATCGCGCCCACAAAGCCTGCCGTCTTCAAGAAGGGCGGGAAAGAGCCCTATGTGAAGCGCAACGTCGTGAGAGAGACACCGGAGGGCTTTGAGGTCAAAGAGAAAGCCCAGCCGGTATTTGAAGAGGCTCCTCCCATCGAGAGAGCCGGGGAGGTGCAAGATGCCACTACAAAAGGGA